TTCTTGACCATGCTGATTGCTGACTGTATGCCAGCTAGAGCTGTTATGGGATCAATCATTTTTTCTCAACCTTTTGCCACTCAAGGCATACTACCTTTCGGTTGTAAACATCACCTGTCCATGCCCATCTAACACAACGATATTCAGTTTTGTCTTTACTAGATGCCACCAATGTAAACAACATAGACAGCATTAGTAGCCATTTCACGGGTACGCCCAAACAATAATGTAGCTACAAAAGATGACAAAGCAAGTAATACAGACTGCCGCAATGATTGCTACAGTCCAATCTTTCATGTTATCTAGGAAGCAAGAAACGCTCAGTACCATACTCAGGCAACTGACCTAATCCATAGTTGGTCAATGGATTGGAAGTTACTCTGTTTAGCAGTCCTGGTGCTTGTGGTTGTGAGCTAGGCAACATATTGCGTTGATACATTGGAGAAACTGCAAGAGAACGCAATGTAGGTCTTGTTGCGGCACTCAACATAACAGATGGATTACCTGCAGCAGCACTTGCAATACCTGCGGTTCCAATATCTAAAGGACTAAAGCCAGGAACACTACCAATCCTTGCTACATTTTGGAATGCAGTTGGGTATGCACCTGCGGCATTTGCCAAAGTTTGTAGTTCAGCAGGAACAATCTTTCCTTTTCTAGCAAGATTTCCTAAATCAGCACCAGATACATTTCCAGTAGTCGCATTTAATGCTTTTTCAATCGTATAGCTTTTAGCGATGTCTTGACGAGCTTGTTGAAAGTTCTTCATTACATCAGGTTGATTGAAGTTTGTTAAATTACGTTCTGCAAGTCTTTCTAATTGTTTTGCAGCAAACTTTTGCGCTCTACCAAGATCTTTATCTCTAGCATTGGCTAGGGCTGAAGAATTTGTTTGTGAACTTTCTCTAAGTCGTTTTATAGACTCAACCAACTCATCCCCATTAAAATTCATTTGCTTTAAATTGTTCAGCAGTTTTAATTCTGCCGCTACATCCAAAGACTTCATGCTTTGCAGTCTAGCTGTCTCTTTATTAAGATCCGCAAAAAACTGTTTGTCTGCGTAATAAGTTGGGTTTGCTCTCAAAGCATCGTATGCCAAACCTTTTTCAGCTCTAAATTGTTTAAGAACTTCAGGTGTAATTTCCACATCAGGTGCTAACTTCAAAGCTTTACGAGCTTGTTCGTTAACCAATTGCTGATTCTTAACAGAAGCAATTTGGCTTGTTTGTTGTTTGCCAGAAATACCTTCAATTAACTTGTTTATAAATGATGGATTAACTTGTGTTGGAGGCAATGTAGCGCCTTCAGCAATAGCACGTTCAGCAACCAATTGAGCCTGAGTTAAATTAGCTGGCGCTCTTGGAGTAGTCAATGCACTAACAGTAGCCGTAGGAGCAGTCAGCAGACCCGCAACAGCCGCCTCATTAAACACTTGAGAAGGGTTGATAGTGCCTGTAGTGGCTTGTTGTTGCGCGGCAGATGTAAGTGCGGCAGTACCTCCCGCAGCGGCAACATTTTGCGCTAAAGCAACAGTTCTAGGAGCCATCTGTGCAATAGCAGTAGGTGTAGCAGAAACAATAGATTTCTGCATAGCACCAGGCAACAATAAAGTTGCAGGATCAACAATCCCAGTACCTATTCCACCAACAAGCAATCCTGGACGCTCTGTAGCAACTTTATAAGTGCCTTTCAGAATATCGCTAATAGACTGAGTAGGTTGTGCAACAGGTTGTGGTTTAGTGCGATCAATGCCAAGGTATTCATCAGACAAGCCAAGCTTACTTAGACCGCCTTTAATTCCTTGAGCCATCAAGTCAGCAGCACCAAAAATTAACTGTCCACTAGTAGTCTTGCCACGCAATACATCTAATGGGTTAAAGCTTGCGGCAACATCTTGCTGAAACTGAGTCTTAGGCTGAAATGCTTGTTGTCTAACACTCTGCATAAATTCAGCAGGAGTAGGGGCAGCTTGTGTTTGTTGCACTTGTTGTTGAGGCGCAGGAACACCAATACCTGCTACTGGAGTCCATTCATCAGTTGGAGCTTGAGATTGTGTAATACCAGTTACTGGTGACCATTGTTCATCATCTTTTTGAGCCATACCTACCACCTTCTTGACGTAGTTCTGCGTTTCCTTAAATGGAGGAACTCCACCATACTTTTCAACAGTAGCAGGGCCAGCGTTATAAGCAGCCGCCACCAATGTAGGATCTTGGAATCGTTCTGACAACTGGCCTAGATACTTAACACCACCTCGGATGTTATCTTTCCAATCCATACGATTAACACCAAGATCTTTAGCTGTAGCACCCATTAATTGCATAGGTCCATACGCACGATCATTGAACCTAGTCTTGGGTCCTATAGCATTAAAAGCACCACCAGATTCAGCCTCAACAACGCCTTGAACTAAAGAAAGAGGAACACCTTGGCGTTCTGCCTCTTGAGCAGCAAAAGCAAAGATTTCGTCTTTAGTTGCCATGTTACTGACCTACTGGCATTACTGTTCCATCTGGCTTTTTAACGCCATATTTCCCAGATTTACCTTGAACAAGTTGGAATCCTGCTGGCAAAACAGGCTTGCTTGGATTGGCAACAATTTGCTCATTAAGGAATTGGTTAACTTTTGGATGGTTATAGATTCTTGGATTGTCTGGTGAATTAGACCATGCCGTATAAATAGCCTTTGGATCACCAGTGTAGGCATCAATAAATCTCTGACGAGCATCATCTTTATCTGCTGCAGCAATTTCAAGAGCAGATACATATTTTGTAACAAACTTAGGATCAGTTACACCAGTAGTAGCTTTGTCAACAATGCCACCCTCAAACGCATTGGCATTGCCTTTAATGTTGCTCAAACCCTTTAGAACACCCTCAGAGCGTGTCTTGTTTAGCAAGTTAACATTGCCTACCAACGAATCAAATTTATCGCCAACACCAGGTATAGCACGCATATAAGCTGCACCTGTAGCAAAAAACTCTGTTAACTTATTGGGATCAAGTTCATTAGAGGCGTTATATAAATATTCAGCAGAAGTCTTACGATCTCCAACTGTTAATGCGGCATCAAGAGCCGTTTTTGTAAACTCGTTGTATCGGTTTGATGTTGCAAGATTAACTGCTTGTTGAGCAGGAGAAAGCTCGGAAACTGCACCGCCTCCAACACCACCAGTTGCACCTCTTGCTCCAGCAGGAGTTGTCAGACCTAATATGTCTGCACGAGATCTAAATTCTTTTTGCTGTGTAATAGGATTAACAACTTGCTCTGGTATACCAAATGCACCAGCTTCTGCTTCAGCACGTTTACGAGCACGTAAATTTTCTACAGATCCAGGCATTGGCTGTGTAGCAACTAAGTTACCTGCTCGGTCATAAAGAGGTACTTCTCCTGCTTGCAAAGCATAAGTAAGATTTGATTCAACTGCTTTGCCATATCCTGGTAAAGAAGATGTATTAAATGCTACGTTTCCACCTTGCACAGTACCACCAAGTTGCAAGCCAGATTTAAGGTCTGCACGAGGAATAACAGCAGTTGGTTGATTTCTAATATTAGTAACAACACCATCAGTAATGGTTGGCTTAAATGCTCCAAATGAAGATTGCAAAGATGGGATAATTGGAGCCGCTGCAGGGTTTAAAGCCAACTTAGCTAATCTAGTTTGCAAATCAGCATAATCAGGACCAGCACTTAGTATCTGTTGTTGTCTTAGTGCGGCTTCAGGAGATGGCCCATAGTCAGCAGATGTGCGAGTTGGTTGATTTACAAATGATCTTTGACCAGCTTGTGCTTGAGTTGGAAAAAACTCTTGTTGAATTGAACCAAGCTCTTGCAACAAACCTTGTTGTTGCCTTTGCTTTTGGATATTAGGAATAATGTTCTGGACAGCTTGGTAACCAGTTGCAATACCCTGACCACCAAAAATACTGCCTAACAGGAATTGATTAAAAGCCTCATCCTTAACAGCTTTTTGGTCTTCTGCCGACAAGCCTTTTAATTGCTCTTTAGGTAATAGAAATTCCATGATAAATCCTTACTTAATTAAGCTTGCACCAAAGCTTGAGCCACTTGACGAGCTTTGCATACCAGAGCCACCACCAACATTGATGCCCAATGCTTGATTGAGAATCTGTTGTTGCTCCAATGGCAGATTGCGGATTGCATCCAACTGAGCTTGTGAGAACCCTTGTTGTAAACCACCTTGTTGAGCAAGTTGATTTGCACCTGCAAAGCCCATTTGTTGACCTTGACCAGCAATATTTGCAAGCAATCCACTAGAGCCAATACGTTGCTGATTAGCCTGTAATCCTGCACCTTGATTAGCTAAGTTTGCTTGCAAGAAATTCTGAGCATTAGCTTGTGCAATTTGATTCTGAGCCGCTTGATTAGCAAGGTTAACTTGTTGCTGATTTTGTGTGTTAAGTTGACCAACACTAAAGTCATAACCTTGATTAGCTAATGCAGCCCTTAACAAAGCATCTTGGTTTGCTTGGGATGCAGTTAATCCTGTTGCTTGATTGGCACGTGCGGCCTCCAAAGCCGCTTGTTGATTAGCTAAACCAAACTGACCCGCCAACTGTAAAGACTGCTGAGTTGTAGCCAAATCTTGAGCTTGGTTAAGTTGTTGAGCTTGCATCTGACGAGCAAGATCAGCCTCAGAAGCTTGTTGAGCCGCTTGATAAGCCGCAGCATTCTGTTGGGCAACCAAACGAGCCGCATTCTCTCCAAATGCACGATTAGTTTCTGCTTCAGCAACACCTTGGCGTGATCCACCAAAAGCACGAGCCGCAGTAGCTTGAGCAGCAGTTTGTTGTTGTTGCAACTGCCTTGAACGCTCTAAATCTGCCAAACTTTGTTCAGTAACTGCTTGTGTATATGGATTCATATACTGTTGCAAATTCTGATTCAAGAATGAACCAGCAGTAATATCACGAATGTTTCCACGGGCTTGAGGGGCAATTTGACCCAATGCTTCTGAAGTTACATCAGCGCCAGTAACTCTGCCTGAAGCAATACGCTCTGCCGCAATACGCTCTGCCTCAACATCACGAACTGTTCCACGCCCTAATTGAGCCGCATTAGCCAAAGATGCAGTCATCCCTTGTGCTGAAACTTGTTGTGGACGATATAAACCTGCACTAGTAGCTAAATTAGCCGCAGTGCCAAGTTGTCTCATTTGCTGACTATTTGGATCAGCAAACTGACGGGAAATATCAAATGATGCTTGTTGGTCAGGAGTAAAACCCGCAAATTCACGGGCTTGCAAACCACCAGAAACGCCTTTAGCAGTCTCTAAATTAGCCAAATACGCATCTCTAAATGCGGGGTCTAGTTGCGACTGCGATGATTGTTTGGAACTTGATAAACTCATCTTATATCTCCGTACTCAAGAAAATTCTTGGTTCAACCTTGTAAATCTTACTCATAACCTTTTCCCACCCTTTTCTGCCTGTCATGGTCATGTGAGTGCAACCTTCCAATTTGCCGTGTTTTTCAACAAATGGAAGTATTCGTATAACTTCATCCATGTCTCCTGCCGCTAGGAATACATGAATTGACTTCTGTTTTGGATGGGTAATTATTTCAGTAACGATGGCGGTGTTAATACCAGGCCAAAATTGCATTTCATCCTTATCGAGGGCCATTGCGACATCCTCAAGACTATGCGTTCCGTTACCATATTCTAGCGCATTTAATAATAATTGCTCACTTTCCAGAAAATATGGAACCCACCATTTTTGTTTGCCATTTTCTGTAAATTTACTGCAATCTATCATCTCATGCTGCCAATTTTCCCATCAAATCTAATAGTCCCAACACGCCAATCAGATAGAGTATTTCCTTCTATCTTGACGGCAATCTGTCTACCGCTAATCCGCACAGAAGTGGGATTAACCATTGTGTATGGGCCATAACTATATTCTGTGCTTGTTGGATAGAACTTAGTGCTAAATCTAGCTTTAACGTCCCCTAGATTCTTTTCATCAGGAACTAATCCTGTCAAACTCATTGTTCTATCCCCATTGCCTATCTCTACTGGTCCTGACTCAGCAAACAATGTCTGACCATCATAAGCAAAACCAACCTCATGCTCATAAACATAGCCATCAGTTGACACCATAATTACATTAGAAAAGATGCCACGATCTGTACCGCAAGTACGAGCCAAAGTGCCAATAGCCCAATGATTCTCACGATAATTGTAAGAAACATAAGAATCTATCTCAGTAGAAGTGGCACTTGGGTAAAACCACCAGATTTCACCATAGGTGGAATTATGGACACAATATACTTTTGATTGCTGTGCAGTATTAATGTTGCTAAACACATAATCTGATACATCTGATGCCAATGGCTTTACAAAACCATCGTATATCCAGAAGCCTGATCCAGACATCCAAATACAAGCATTGTCAGTAGCGGCTACTGATTGCTTAGAAATAACTCCACAACCAGAACCTACACGCTCAAAACTATAGATAAATGGTGGGCCAATGTATGTGGCTGTATGCACATCAACATCAGTAAACAGAATAGTAGCGCCTCGAATGCGTTTAGCGCATTGCAAAGAACCAACTGTAGTTAGTTCAAAGTCACCAGCTTGGTTTGTGGCAGCAGGAGTCCATATAGTATTGTTTTCTTGGTCACACCATTGAACTTTACGAGGATTACCACCTGCTCCAAGTGCAAATAAGAATCGTTCTTGAGTAACAATTAGACCTGTACAGCTTGTTGGTGCGTTAGTAATTGCAACAGCATCATTGGCAGTATTTAATTGCCATTCAAGTATCTGACCATCCTTAGATGAACAAGCAACCAAATACTCGCCCCAAGTGTCTAAACTCCAAGTTGTAGCGGGTGTGTTTGATCCTAAGTCTGGTCTAGCAACGCCATAGGCAGAGCTTCCATAAACTCCATAACCATAACCAATCTTGACTACGGCATCTGCATCTCCAACAGTAAATGTTGCGGGAGTGATGTCTGTCAAAGCACCTGCTTCATTCATTGAATAAAGCTTGGAATGCGTACCAATGCCGATTCTACGATTGTTTGTATTGTCTTTCCAGTTTATCAATCCCCTAGCCATGCCAGTTAATTGACTAGTAGACCGCTTACGCCATCCACCTACTGGACGAATAGTACCTTCGTACCAACGTACCAAATTTGAGCCGTTCCAACGCCCTTTAGACTGATATTCAGTCCCATTTTTGTATACGCCTGGAGGAATTTGTAGTGGAATGTAAGCCATATTCGTAGTCTATCAGTTTGGTAGGTTAGACACAAAGCTCATTGTAGCAATGGCTGATGGGACTGCTGGCCGTGTGGGGCTGGCGCTTGTCCCAAAATGCTCAATACTTACACCAGTATTTTCAGTTCTCCACACAATCTCAACGTAATCATTAGCAGCCATGTCAACAAAGAAATTCAATGCAGCAATGATATGGCTTGGGTCACCAGAACTTTTTCTTGGAGGAGG